GGCTTGTTCACGTTCAACCCAGCTCCTTCGGTAGCGTTCTTATACGGCGGACTGCTCACCGCGGAGTCCATCTCGCCCCTGATCACTTTCAACAAATTCCGCGAGTCTCCCTGCAATAACACCGCCTGCCCGCTCCATCGGGGCATGTTCCTGAACTTGATATTCCAGTTATCGATATTATGTTCCCCCAGTTCTGCGAATTTCTTTTCCAGTTCCACGCCGGTCCAGCGCAGCCCCATCTCCATCGCGTTCAGTGCGCCCAGCGCCACCCCTCCGAACGGGTCAAGGATCGAGTCTCCCTCCTGCACCCACTCCATCTCGAACAGGTGCGCGTATATTTTCCTGATCAAACGGCTGCTGAACTTGGCCGGGTGCGCCATTGCGCCCGGCACCAGCTTCTTGCGCCAGTCGCTCGGGTAGCATCCGCTCCACTCATCGCACTCCCAGGTGATGTCTTCTTCGTTGCTCATGGTCTCATCTTCCTCCAGACATTTAATGTTCAAACTTTTACACTGCGGGCAGCGCTCCATCCCGCGCGGTTCGTGCCTTTTCTTGTAGTGCTTTTTACGGATCACGATCACATCCGCCGGCCCCTCATAATGACATAACAGGCACTTTATTCTATCCCCGCATTGCTTGTGCGTGGCCACTTCCACGCGCGTCGTTGCTGGTTTTTTACGGGGGATGGTCCTGGGCATCTCATCTCCTCGGCGCGTGGCGCTGGCTTGGTTCAACCCAGTCCATTCCAAGGAACGCGAAAAAATCACCTTCCTCCGGCATCGCCATCGGACTCTCCCCATGCAGCGGTTCCCCTTTCACGTCAAGCTGGTCCGTATGATAGACTCCCAGGTGCTTCACCCTGTACCCATCCGGCAGGCCGCCCCCGAAAGCCTGGTTGGTCACGCACCACTTTGAGAAATTATCCTGCTTCTTCCCCGGACCCGTCCTGATCACAAGCTGCACGCCCCACTGTGAGGGCGGCAGATTGACATACACTTCGAACTTGAATGCGTTCAGCGTGGCGATCCCATAGCGGGATGTATTGAGTCGGTACTGCTTATACCGGCTGCCGCCCTTTATTTTGGCTATACGCCCCTCCCGCTCCATTTCGTACAGGAGTTTATCCAGTTTGGTCTCATGTACCGCCAATTTCCCAAACGTCGGGCGCGGTCGGCCCGCCACCGGCTTGACCACCAGTTCGATGTCGTGCACGTCGTGCCGCTTCCTGCGCAGGCTTCCCGCGATCACGGCCCGTCCCTCTTCACAGGCAGGGGAGAGTCTGCCCAGCAGGTCCTCCGCCATCCGGTTCGCATCGTTGTAATTCATTTCTGCCTCCTCTACAAATTGACCAATATCCAGAACAAATACCCGATGGCGCTGAATATCACCAGCAGCGTGCACCACACCACCAGGCGCAGCAGGCAGGTCAGTCCGTCGCCTGTGTTCATTCCATCTCCGGTATCGGGCGCAGGTTCAGGTATCGCCGTCGCATGACCTCGTAGTGATCCTTCGATGCCCAGCGGTATGTCCGGTTGCCTGCCATGCTCCCCTCCGCAAGGAAGTTCTTTTTCACCAGGAATTCGGTTGCAAGCCGCCACTGCTGGCGCACCGCCTCCCTGCTCACATTGAACCGTTCCTGCAGGTACTTTTCATCGTTATACTTGCGCAGGTCCACAAAAGAGATTTCATTGCTGTCGATCAGGAACGCTTGCAGGAAGGAAATGAGCACGCCCGTATTTACACCGTTGTCGAGGATGTAGGATATCTGGCTTTCCCCAAATTCCACACCCATCTGCGGCCATTCCCTCGCCAGGAAGTATCGCGTCTCCTGGTCCCACTGCGCAGCCGCCATCCCGAAGGCCATCCGCTTTCCGATCAGGCGCGTCCGACAGATGATCTCCTCGTTACGTTTTTCCCACAGCGAATCACCCACCGACCACAGGCACCCCAGCACGCCGGCGAAGACCAGCGAGATCCCCACCGCCGTCATATCATAGATCATGGCCATGCTTCCGATCACCAGCGAGACGACCATCAGCAGATAGAAACCGGCGTTCTTCAATCCGCGCATCATCTAACCACCTCCCCAAAAAACTCCAAAAATGCCCGGATTTGCGTGCGGATAAGGGCATATCCGCTGGTATTGATACATACCATCAGTGGGGAGGTGGTTGGAGCACGCCCGCCGCGTCACGACTCACCCGCCTCTGACTCGACCACCACCGGCTCCCCCACCCCACTCACGGCCTCTCCCGCGTCGGCAGAAAGGACCTCCACCACGCGGAACGGGTCCTCGATCACCACCATTTTCTTTTTGACCATATCCTTCAGCCGTCCCGAGACCGCCTGGCGCGTGATTCTCTCCACGTCTCCATCGTCCATGAGCTGGCGGGCCATCTCCCCCGCCGTGTGCGTCGGGTACATCGCCCATTTCAGCAGCAGAAGTTCGTTGCTGATCTTGGCGCCTTTTTTCCGTTGCACTTTTATGCCTTTTGCCTTCAATACTTGCTCCATCTCTTTCCGTTTCGTTGCAAGGATTGCGGCCTGTTCTTTCGCTATTTTCTTCTCTTCCTGCTTTTGCCTATCCGCATCTTCCTTGTCCTTCTTCTTCTTTTGCTTATACGCATCGTATGCCTGCACCCTCTCTGCGTGCAGGTTGCTCACGCTGAACAGATAACTTGCGCTGAACCCGATCACCACCAGCCCCACCGGGGTCAGGGTCTTCAATTCCGGCACGGTATCCAGGAAGACCGTCACAGCCACCACCCCGGCGAACCAGATCACAAGCACGATAATGGCCTTCGCCGCAGGAGATGAATATTCCTTTTTTTCAGATGCGGATAGTCGGGCATTGTGTTCCATCATGATATTCCAGGTCTGCACGGCAAAAAAACCTGTCCCGGCCACCAGCAGGGCGGCCACAATAACCGCCGCCATGTGCCATGGCATCTCGCGGTCCAGCGCCAGTCCGATCACGTAGGACTCCAGCGCCACCCCCAAGAGGGGGATGGCTCGGAAGGTGTTGTTGATCATCTTTGAAAATTTCATAATCACTCCTGTTTAAATTGCCGGCAGTGAACCTAGTGTTACCATAAACGTTTGATTGAGTCTGTCCGCAGCGCCTGCCGGCGCACGCCGCGGAGGAAACGGGACCGTCCCGTAATTCCCTATTCTTCCTGGGGTACTTCTTCTGTTTCATCCTGTTTTAACTGGGGTACTTCTTCTGTTTCATCCTGTTTTACCTGTGGCTCACCTTCACCCTCGTAATGGCCTTCGCCATCGTCATCTATTACATAATCTTGTCCCCACATGGTGGGTAATACTTTCGGGTCCATTTTCATCCTTTCATTTTTTTCTTCGTCAACGTGGGAGAGTACCCACTCATCCACTTCCGATAACGGCATGATTTCAGATAAAGAATCACCGTCTGGCAGGTCTACGATCACATGCGCTCTTTCGTTGTCGTCTTTATAACGTGCAACTACGACATGTAGACCATAAACTGTAAATTCAAGCCGATCCTTGCGTTCGCCTGTGATTGTTTTATTTGAAGATACTTTCAATATGTTCATTGTCATTTCATCTCACCCACGCGATTGTGGCCGGCCCAATACAACACAACAAAAATAGCAAGAACGAGATCAGTATCCACCATCCATGTTTGAATTTCATCGCTTCCCCCTTCGCAGATCCACGACCGCAGAAATAAACACGGCCGGCACGGAGGCGAACCAGAAGAGCGCAAAGAATAGGCTCCACACATACCTCCATGGTTCAGAAACCTTCCCGCGTTCCGATGCTTTATAGAACATCAGCACGCTCAACGCAAACCCGATCCAGTAGATCAATTGCCAGTTCATAGGTACTTTCCATCCTTTCTCGCGCCGTAGATCACGGCATAATGAAATTTGACCAGTTTATAGATCCATCGCTTTATTGTTTTCAGTAAGACTTTCATATCATCACCTTTTGTATAAATAGATTAAGGATATAGTCTTAGTAGTAGGCACCTGTGGAAATGTGGATAGTTTTCCGCTTCCCTTCGCCTCTCTTCTATTATTAATCTGCCGTGCCTTCCGATTTTTCTTCCATTCTTATCCACAGTTCAATTGTGGAATGATTGTGGAAAAATGTGGATAACATTCTTTTATCTTTCCACAGCCCCATAAACACCTGTGGAAACTGTGGAAACTGTGGATAACTATTCTACTTATCCACAGGCTTTTGTGGATAACTTTATTCCTTGATATCCATGGGAGTCTTCAGTGCTTCGCTGATCGGGAACCCCTCCGCCGGGTAACTTTCGTCCGGTTCCAGCTCGTTGAACTGTCTGACGTATTCTTCCCAGCCGGCCTCCGATGTGTAGAAGCTGATCAGGTACCAGGCGGTTTCGAGTCCGTTCTCGTTGGCTATCTTGCATAACCTGCGGTCCAAGTCGTCGTTGCTGTCCGGGCAGCCCCATTTGTTCAGCTTCCAGGTCGGCAGTGCATAGGCCAGCATGTGGTATTTTTCCTGAAGCGCCTGGGGCAGCGTTTTGAACTGTCCGCGGATGTCATAATTGACCGCGTACTGCTCATAGCGCGCTTCCCATAGTGTGACGGTCTTTTCCTTTTTCCTGGGCATCATTCATCCAGTGCTTCCGCGATCTCGTCCAGTTCGTGGAAGAGTTCTATCGCTTCTTTTTGTTTTATCGTGTACTTGTGCGCATCCAGGTATTGCAGGATCCGAACGCGCCTCTCTTCCAGTGCGCGCCGGGTCATGTACCCGTTCGCGTGGGCCACGAACAGCGCGGCCAGCCCGTCCCCTGTGTTGGTTTCTTCTATCGGCATGACGACTCCTTTACTCTTCCATCGGCTTTCCATCCCGGCGGACCAGTGTCCCCGGCAATGTTAAAGACTCATCGGTCAGTTCCCGCAAATACTTCTCGGGTGTCACGAACCCGCTCGGCGAGTTCTCGCTGAATGGTTGCCAGCCGTCCGGTCGAAAACCATAATGCGCTTCCGGTTCGTTCCACTTCTTAATGCTTATGATCTCCCCTGTGATCGGTTTCACCCTGCCGCGCTCGTCCGTTGCGTTCAGGTGCATGACGATATCCGGCTGTCCCATGCTTGCCGCGTGGAAGGAATTCCTGGATGGGGAGGTGTAGATCACACGTTGACCGATGTCGAATTTCATGATTGCGTGGCGATCTCCACCAGCCGCGTGAATTCCTCGAACCCGTAGCTGTTGATAAAACGTCCCCAGGAGGCTTCGCCGAAATCGTATTCCCCCCGCAGCACCTTATAGGCGTAGTTATAACTCCATCCCATATTCTTCGAGAAGTCGATCGGGCGGATGTTGTACCGCTTTCTCCAAACTTGCAGGGCCTTGTTCAGATCCATTTCATTCCTCGTTTCGCATAGTATTATTGTCAATAATTAGATATACATTATATATATCAAATTTCAAATCTCCTGTCAACGGCATATATGGGTATATAAACAAAGTCCCCACCATATATGGTGGGGTGGGGACTTGTCAAACCATGATTTAATGCGTATAATCGAATTTGGATGGATACGCGGCCATCCCGACAGTGTGTACACACGCTCCTGCATTTTATGGCGCGCAAGCCGGAAGTGCAAAAAGACCAACCCTCCGGGGCGGGGGGTTGGTCTTTTTTATTGGAGGAGATGCGTTCTATTTGTCATGGCTATCATATCATATCGCTAGTGTACGCAAAGGTCAAATTAAAAAAGGTTACGCTTCCGGGTAGAACAGCGCCCAGTTCGGGGCAAAGCTGTAAGCGTTCGTGTCTGTAACATAGATCAGCAAGGCAAATTCCCTGGATGCGATGGTTACCGTCGCCGTGGATGTCGTGGCGATCCTGTTACCCGCATCCGCAGACCCGCTGTTATGCGTGAAACTCAATGAAAAACTGCCGCGATTGGCCACCCACAAAACCCTTCCCTTCACCCCTCCTGAAAATCCGTTGATCGTCCGGTTCGCTCCGGCGGGGGCGATGAACACAACGTCGTAATTCGCCGGATCATAATTATTTTGATTGGCACTTATACTATCCACTGCTGCCAGATTAAGGATCTCGAATAATTGCTTGGTGGTCTGCAGTCTTTTCGACTGCGCTTCCAGTGCGCTGATCCTGCGAACAACCTCCTCCATAAAATCGTTATCAGGCATTTTGTATCTCGTTCCTTCCGGTGATGGTTTCCTCGCCGCTTTCTTTGAAGGAAACGTAAACGATGTTGATCTCCACTTCAAACTGCTTTTGTGCGTAATTGACGCGCACGCGATCCCCCAAATCCCAGTCGATTCCATACAGACTGGACGGTACGTTCAGGAACGTGACTGGAAAATCCTCCTTGGGCTTGTTTGCTTCCAGTTCAGATGCTCCGCTGTCCTGCAGGCTGGTGGTCTCGGTCTGATTGGATGAGCTTTTCACCGCTTCGACCCGGTTCCAGCGTGACGACCCGATGCGGGCTGCGTCGGTTACATTCTCGGTGATCTGCGACTCCCCGCGGCCGCCTCCCTGCATGTATACGCTGTTGACCTCTTCCAGGTGACTGATCGAATAAGTGGGATTATCGATGTTTTCATTTTCCAGGCTGAACTCCCTTTCGTTCGTCCTGTCTTTGCCATACAATCCCGCCTTTGTGGTAAACATCCATCCCTGCGGGGCACCGGATGAAATTTTTGTCGTATCCAGATCCACCGGAACCACATCGAAAAATATGCGTTTTTCGTTATCGGGGTCATCGCGGTATTTTTGAAAAGTCGCTTCCTTGATCCCTTTCAGCACATCGAGAACTTCCGCGCCTTCGAAATCGCGCGGCATACTCGGCCCCAGGCTTACATCCGCCTGCACTGTGAACTCCCCCTGTGGCCACGCGCGCGTATTATCCTGCACACCGTCCTCGTCCACGACACTGCCGTATAACATTTGCTCACGAACAATTTCCTTCATCATGTCATCGGCAAAATCCGTCTTGCTTGCCCAGCTTGTTCCTGCGCGCTGGATCACGTGCCTGCGCTTCAAAAGGTCGATTCCATTGCGTCCATACAGTGTGATCATCTGTACGCCATCCTGGCGTATGTAGGGAGATGCCCTGCGAAGAAAAAAAACGTCCTCGCGGCGTAACGCATACCCCTGCGCGGGCGATCTCCACACGTCCAGTCTCCAGTCGGGCTGAAACCACGTGTGTAATTTGTCTGTCAAAATTTCCAGCGGGAGTCCAAATTGGCAGGTTCCCATTCCGCTCACCGCACGGGTAAAGGTCAAATAAGACAGGTCCTGCAGGGATAATATACGCCTTCCCGAGTCGTCGGTCAGCCAGGTCTCATACCTGCTGCTCATAGTGTTTCTCCGTCGCTGGTGGCGTCCACACTCCAATGCAGGACGGGGAGCTGCATACTGATCTGTGCGCCCACATCGTCAATCATGAAACATACAATTTCGTTTTCCCCAGGTTGTAGAACAAAATTAACAAAGTCGCTGCCGGAAATAAGCGTATACAGTATATTCCCGCGCAGGTTGCTTATGATCGTGCCGTTCCCGGTGTCTATGATCACCGATTCGCCACTGTCCACCTGCAGGTTGAAATTCATCCTCTTTTTGTTGCTTGTGTTTTCAATGTATCTTAACGTACATGGGCCTGTAATATAAAAGGACGGATTGGCCGCCATGCTTCCCTGATTCGTGATCGTGTTCTTTGCACCGGTCAGCGCCTGCTCTCCGGCCGCGGCGATCATCCCGATAAATATATCATCGGTCTCGGGGTTGATATCCACGCATGTATATTGTGTTGTGGCAAGTTGAATGTCAGGAAAGGACCAACTGGACCCATTCCAGAATCCGATGTTGTTCATCGGTATTCCGCCTGCGTATCCAAAGATGCCCACAACGATCATGCGCCCGTCGCTAAAAAAGGATAGATCGTCAACCGATCCAGGTCCGACTCCGTTTGCAGCCAGCAACCCCGAACCCAAAGAGAGCCATGCCGAACCGTTCCAGCGTGATACCCCCTTCATGTCGGCGCTGCCCGAGAGCGTAAAACTCCCTCCGGCATACACATCGCCAGCCATGTCTATTCCCATCACCGCGACCGATCCGTCGAATCCATTGGCCATGGCAGAGAATGTACCCAGGTCCAGGTTATAGGCAGCCACACGGTTCAAGCCGGATCCCGGATTCCCGTTCTCGTCCGTGAAATCGCCGCCCACATACAGAACATTTGATCCGTCTTTGGGTATGGCCAGTGCGCGGATGGTACTATTTAATCCTCCATATTGTCCCATACGATGCCAGGAAGATCCGTCCCAAATGGCCGCGTAGTATGCGTTCAAACCTCCGGCGGTTGTAAACGAACCCACAGCGACGATCCTTCCGTCCAGGGTCGCGCCGATCTGGTAGCATATTCCATTTAATCCCGAACCTAGTGCGTTCCAGGAGATTCCGTTCCAATAGGCGATTCTATTGGCCGCCACGCCTCCGATGGAAGTAAAGTCGCCTCCCACATAAATATAGCCGTTGGAAGCCACGAAAACACAGTAAATATCGGGGAACGTTCCTCCGATGGCCGTGCCGCCGAACTGCTCCCAGCTTTCCCCGTTCCAAAAAGCGCGCCCCCCAATGGCCAGCAGAGGGTCGATCGCGCCGGCGTTATTATTGGCCACAGTCAAGCTGCTGTCACCCACCGCGTACAGTCGTCGCCTTTCGTCGAAAACGCTGTCCAAGGGGTAATGGTTAAAACCGAAATTCATGTTTTGCCATGTCTCATCGATCCGCGCGGCAAAATAATTGACCGCAAATGAATCCTGAAAATCCAGAACGTGCGCATCCTGGCTGTCTTCAAATAGCACAGGGTTTACGGCCAACAGTCGCAACGGGAAGCTATTGATATTCGCATTGCGTACATCCCAGTCCCCTTCCAGCCCCCCGTCGTAATGCGCCCAAAAATATAACGAGCGTGATCCGTCCACGTATTCGAACTGGATCGGTTCATCGCCGGCGGTAAGGTCAGGCTTGACCACATCGATCAGCATCTGCCGCAGTTCGTGCAGTCGTTCCAGCGATACAGGCCGTGTCCGCAAAAGGTTCTTGTGCTTGGCGTGAAAGGTGAACGTGATCGGCCGCACGTTCACCTTTATGTTTTGGTGAAAGGCGCCCGGTTGCAGTGCATAGTCCTGCACATTGTTTGTCAATGGCGCCGCTCCCAAACCGCCGGCAGTGGTCATATATAGGTCTTCCGATTCTCTTTCCGACCCCGATAGTTCCACCCAGCGGCCCCCTTTGCGTGTACTTGCTTCGCGCGATGATGACGAGGCGTGATATATGCCGCCCCATCGGCATCCATCCTGGTCTCCGTCGCAGTAGGTTGTTGGGTAGGGCTTGCGCTCCATCTGTGCGCCGTCTATATAGAACGTCCGTGCTATCGCGGCTCCCTCGTCTGTTTCAACATAAAGACGCAGGTCGTCCCCGCCGTGCGAACGCCCGGTCACGTCGATGCGCGTCCAGCGTTCATCGTCAAGCTGGACCGCCTGAGATGTGTATTCCTGCCCCCCGGGCGCGTTGTCGTCCAGTCGGATGCGCACTAGTCCCGACCCGCGCACATAGGCGCTGACCGTAACCACGTCGCTGATTCCATCCAGCGCGCTCACCCTGAAATAGGCACCTTCATGCAGCGCAGCCCCGTTGGTCACCACCTGCAGGGACGCGACCCCAAAGCGCGCCTGAGATATTATTCGTGTAACCGTACTTCCTTGTGAAGACCAGTCGGTCGCGTCGTAACGCAGCGACGGGTTTTTTATATAGTTGACTGTCGCGTCCGGGAGTAGTATTTTAAGTCTTGCCATTATCCACCTGCCAAAGAGGAGAGCATATTGTAATCCTGCACGATCGGCTCGGTGGGTGAACTGCTGTTGACCGTCAGGTTGTAGTTATTCGTGTAGTTGTTCTGCGTGCTGACCGCGCCGCCCACCTGCGCCGTGGCCATCGCTGCCGGCATGGTCACCTGTCCCATGGCCTTCGCCATGCTGTCTGTCACCAATCCAGACATCTTCGAGATACCGATCGCCATGCCTTCCATCATGTTCTCGCCCAATCCCATGAATACCAAAGAGGGGGAGTGCATGTCAAGAATATCCCTGACGGCATCGAGCGCGCCGGTCACTGCCCCAACTGCAGCCGCGGCTAGGTCTTTTGCCGCCTGCGTAATGCCGTTGGCTATTCCTGCAATAATATCCAGGCCAACTTGCACCCAGCCTATGGACTTTATCTTATCGACAATTTCATCGAACTTTTGACGGGCCTGCTCTCCCAGTTCCTGCCCCTTCTCCACCACCGCATTTTTCATGTCGTCCCAAGCTTGTCTCATGCCTTCCCCAAGTTCATAGCCTTTTTCGACGATGGATGTTATGGCGCCGTGAACGGTTTCCACAATACCCTGCCACATGGTTACAAGGAACTCCCATATCTGCGCTGCTGTTGTTTGTATATAAAACACAAATATTGCCCACAGCATTTGTGCGGTCGTTGTGAACCATTCCCAATTATTTGCCAGGTAAATGACCACGCCGGCCAACAGCGCGATGGCAACAATGACCAACCCAACCGGAGACGCAAGAAAACCTATCACGGCAGATACAACCGTAAATATGGCCGATAAACCTGTAAAAATTGCGATCAGACCAAGGGCGATTCCAGCCAATGTCATCAGTGGCGGCAATATAATGGATAACACAAAGCCAAAGAGTTGAAACGCGCCCCATAATGCCAGTATCTTTATCACCCATTCGGCGATCACATCCTGATTATCGATCACGTACTGCATGAATTTCGTAACGGATTCTAAAAATCCGTCCAGCCCCCCGCCTCCTATTTCCTGCCCGGTGATCTGTTCAAATACCCCTCCAACAATCTCGCCCAGGGTGTCGAAGAATTTTTTTATGGTGTCGCTGTTGTCGTCCACCCATGCTTTTATGGTGTCGAAAGCAGACACGATATTATCTCTAATATCTTTAATTCGACCTATGATTTCGGGGTTCACTCCCAGGGCTTCCGCAAGTCCTACCATATCCCCGCTGGAAAGAGCCTCCCATATCTCTCCCACTTTTTCTTTTGCGTCTTCAAAAAAACCGATGATGTCTTCGCGGTGTTGTTGTATCCAAATCCCCCACTCATCCAGTTTTTGAACAATTCCATCCACAATTCCCTGCGCATCCGGCCCCGATCCCAGTAATTCAGAAAACACAGAATTAAGGTTCGTCGAAAAGAACTCCACCGCGCTGGTCATTGCTTCCCAGTTTCCCTCCTCGGTCAATGCGTTTAGAAAATCGGCGATCTTTCCGCCAATCGTGTCCAGGATGGGTGTTACTATCCCAAATCCAAACAGGCTCTTAATAAAATCTCCCGCGTTCTCCGTGGCACCCTTGAACGTGCGCGCCATATCTTCGCTTGCGCCAGAAAAACGCTCTTTCACTATCGTTGAGAACGCTTCCAGGAAGGCAGTGACTCCCTCGCCTGTATACCTGAACTTCTCGAATTCCTTGTCGGTCATCCCCAGGTTTTCCTGCATTTCCTTTAGAACATCATTCACAGGCACAAAAGCGCCGCGCGCCAAGTCGTTCAGTTCGCGCTGGGTCACCTTGCCCTGCTGCTGCATCTGCCCGAAGTTTACGATGATGCGTTCTATTTCCTGGTTCCCCAGCCCCATCCCAGCCGCAAAATCAGATATGTCCTTCGTCAATCCCTGCGCCTGTTGGCCTGCAAACCCATAGGATCTTGCCAATGTGAACACGTTGGCAATATCCTGCGCGTCGTAAGGTGTTGTTACAGCCAGCTTCTGAACCCATTCCAGGTTTTCCTTGGTCATATCCACGGCCGCGCTCGATTTAATCGATTGAGTCTCAGTCTCATAACCTGAAACTCTGCCCCCGCCTCGATCGTGCTCTTTATGATCTCCTGTAACCCGTCTACCACGGCCCGGAAGGCGTCCCGCACAAGGAAGCCCAGCGCCACCTCCCCAATGCGCAACAAACTCTGCCCAAAACCCTTGAATACGTTCCCAAGAGCGCTGAAGGTACGCGAAATGGCATTCCCCGAAGTGTTTAGGCCCCCCAGCGAGGAATTCATTTTCTTGATGTCGGCCTGGAATTTACTTAATCCCTTGACAACCGCTTCTACGCCTGCTTCCTGCATCTATCTCCTTCGCTTCGCGTTCCGTTTCGCGTGCTTGATCTGCTCATCGGCCTGTATGTTCTCCAATGCGATCCGGCTGCGCCGCACGGCCACCAGCAGCGCCTTTTCCATCACGTCCAGCGCAGTCCATTCGTTCAGCTTGTAACCGGATTCCAGTCTTACCGTGTGCTCCTCGTAGACCGGTACCATGCCGAGTCCTATTGCGCGCACCTCTACGTTCGGGCTGACCGAGTTATCCAGTTCAACCTGGGTCACAGGCACGCTGGCGTCGGCGTAGTGCTTACTCACTCCCAGGAAAGGACTCGGCATTTTGAACGGCTCTCTCGGGAACTCCGCTCAATCTGCCCACTACCTCCTGAATGACCTGCATGTCTTCCGCCTTTGGTGCGGCTTTGAATATCACCCAGTTCAGATATCTCCAGCGCTTGTTGTCCGGCTTTGCGGGCGCCGTTGTACCCATGATCTCGCGGTATTCGTCGATCCATTCATCGGAATCCGCCTTGGGGAATTTTTTGGGAATACTCTCTACCTCTGTTCCCAGCAGGATCAGCGCGTTCAGCAGCGCCGCTGTGCTCTCGGTCTCATGCGCCTTGACGCGGTTCAAATAATCCGGGTCGTCGGGGTTCTCGATCTCGCGCCCCATCTTGTCGTTGAAATAAACGGGCGGCTTGGGGCGCGGGAAGGCACTCATCACCTTGATCAATGCCAATGCCGGGGCGGGTATGCCGCGCAACACGACTCCCGTCGAAAGCGTGATCAGGTTCTCGTCCTTTTCATCGAGTTTATCGACGGCTTCCACTACCTTTGTTTCGGTATCTTTTTCCATGTGCTTCCTCTATTCAATGTTCCTCCCCCGTCAGGGGGAGGTTCTATTAAGCGGTCATCTTCAGGATGATGCCCGATGTTCCGTTGTCTGCCAGTCCGGCCGCGTAGGCTGTATTGGCAGACTTGCTGCATACGGCCAGGTCGGTCAGGTAGGTGTTATCCACCGGCACGGCGGTCTTGCCGTTCGGCAGGGTCACCCATTCGTTACCGGCTGTGATGGTGCGCAGCACGATCGACTGTCCACCCGCCGAAGCGATCAGGTAGCCCTCGGCTTCGCTGACAAAAACGATCTTGTAAATGCGGTCATAGGAGGAGGGGGTCGAGCCTTCGGTCCAGCTCTTGCCGCGGTTGGTGGTCAGCCACAGCTTACCGTTGCCTCCCGCGCCTTCACCTACGAACCATGTATCCTCGTCCCACATCCAGCAGGCGCCCAGGTTCACGCCAACCGATGGACCGGTCACGCTCTTCCAGGTCGCTCCGCCGTTCTCTGTCACGACCACGGCATTAGAATTGCCCACAGCCAGCACGTTCTCGGTATCGTAGGCGTGCACGGCCAGCAGGTTCTGCGATGTGGCTACGCCTGCATCCTGCACGGTTGCCTCGACCTTGTGGTTCTTCACAAAGTAGATGTATCCGCCGTCACCCACGATCCAGGTATGGCGCGGGTCCACCGAGGACATTGCGCGCGGGCCTTTGTTGATCACAAAACCCTTGTCTGTCTGCCCCCAGGCGTTCGTGCCTTCGTAGAGCAGTTCCACGTCGGTCCAGTGCATCTCGTTGCCGGTGTTGGAGATATAGACGATATCGCCGCCGATGATCGCGCCGTCCACCACGTCCTCGTTCGAGAACAGGGTCGTGATGTCCTGCGCGGCCCAGGTCTCGCCGCCATCATCCGAATACAATAGACTCGGCAGTGTGCCTGGTGTCGCGCTGGCGCCCGCCATCACGGCCAGGATGCGGTCGCATGGGTCGGGGCAGTCGTCGCATTTATCGCCTTGGTAAACGTCAATGGTGTATATCTGGCGCGTGGTCACGGCGCTGCCGATCTGATCCTGCTTTTCTTCCAGGTATTCCCAGTAATCGTCAGCCGTCAGGTCTACCATTTCGTTCGTCGGATTGTTCTCGTCGGCACCGAAGGCACCGGCGTTTTCCAGCCCGTGGGTCGAGAGCTGCCCGTTCTCGTAGTAGATCCACTTCTGCCCGCCGTTGCTGAAATCCTGCGGGTTGCCGCATTGACCGACCAGCGTGTAGATGTCCACGCGGCAGCGGCGATTCTTCCAGCCCATCAGTACGGCCTTTTCGACCGTATAACGCGAACTAACCGATAGGGTCGCGCGTTCCTCCGAGCCTTTGACCGTGCCTACCTGAATGTCACGGTTAAAGTCGTTCGGGTCGGGGGCTGTGATGCGTGTGTCCTCACCCAGCGGCTTGCTGGGGTCGGTCGAAATCTTGCCCAATGGCAGGAATTCAGGTGAGCGGGTCGGATGGACTCCGCCTTCCACGTACCACACCCTTAGATTGAGTGCAGAAACTGCTAATCCTCTATTGCTCATGTCAGGACCTCCTCTTTCTCGTAATTCTTAAAGGCTTCAGTCAGGCGTTGTACGTCGATGCGCAGCGCCTCCTGTAATGCACCGGTCAGCGCTCCGTTGCGCGTTGCTTCCGCGTAGGTGAATATATGCCGGTAATAAAGTGCGTTGTGTAAATTCGTTGCGAACGGTTCCGGCAGTTCCAGTGAGTCGACGATCTCATCGGCTGGCCCGATCTTCATGGTTTCGTCGCCGTCATGCAGGGCTTCATATTTGCGCCCGTTCGCCGGGTCTGTGTATTCTATTTTTTCCATTATTTGATCACCCGTATCCCGTTCTGGTGGATTCTCTTCCAGGCATAGATCGCGCCCACACTGGTCCCGAGTCTGTTGGATAGCATCTCGGGCGTGTTCACATAGCTGCCCGCTTCATCACTGAAAGAGATGTCCTTGCGCCACTTCTCCACAAACTGGTTGATATTGCTGCACCCGCACACCGGCCGCTCGAACTTGCTGCACGCAAAGTAGGCGATGGCATATTCCCAGTAGGGGGCCAGGTCCACGTTATAGCGCTCCACGTTCAGGTCGCGGTACCCGCTCCAATACCAGAATCGCACCTGGTCCGGTTCGCGGCAGGCGCTCCATTCGGCGTAATCGAATTCCTCATCGGTCGAGTCCCACGTCCCCGGGCTGGGCA